CCGAGGAAATGATGCTGGCGCCGTTGGCCATGCCCAGGTACAGGTTCAGGATCGGGCCGAGGGTGTAGCCCATGAAGCCGGTGAGGGCGAAGGTGGTGACCAGGCCCCAGCCGCTGTCGCGCAGCTTCATGGTGAGGAAGAACAGACCGTAGAAGCCGACCAGCATCAGCAGCAGGCCCGGATGGGGCAGGTGCAGCTGTTGCGAGACGTAGGCGACCAGGCCGCTGAAGGCCAGGGTCATGGCCAGCAGGCCGTAGGTGTTGCGCAGGACTCCGCTGACTTCCCGTTGCTCCGCCGCGGCGGGGTTGAGATATTGCCGTTCTTGCATGGCTAGACACTCCTGTAAGCGGAATGGGATTCCGTGACCATAGTTGCAGCTATGATAACAAAGCTGTCTGACAGACGTGGGAACAGAGTTTGACAGTGTGTTGCGATCCGGTACTATGCGCCCCCGAAAGGAAGTGTGGCCGAGTGGTTTAAGGCAGCGGTCTTGAAAACCGCCGGGTGTAACAGCCTCCAGAGTTCGAATCTCTGCGCTTCCGCCATCTTGCCCAAGCTGAAAGCCCCGCACTGCGGGGCTTTTGCGTTTCTGGACTCGCCTCATGACGAAGATGCTGCCAGCGGATCATTTCCGTAACCTTAACGGCAGTTTCCGTAACTATCGACCTATCGAGTGGGATCTACGACTTCACCGACGCGCCGATAGACCGTCTCGGTGATGCGCTTGTCGGTATGCCCGAGCAACTTCGAGGCACGGCCCAGGTCGTCGATTTCCGAGGCGGCCTTGGGGCGGATGTCGCGGAACTGGAATTGCCGGACGGCAGCTGCCAACGTCTCGTCGAGATTCTCCAGTGCCGTCCTGGCAGCAGCCTCCCGGGCCTCATCGAATCGAATGCGCAACATCGAGGTGGTTAGCCTGCGCCCGTCTGGGGTGGTTACCAGGTAGGGGCCAACGATGTGCCGATCCTTCCGCTGCTGCAGCAGACGATCAATCAGGATACCGAGATCGGTCTTTCCAGTTGCATTGATCAGACGAATTCGCAGCTTTTTCGAGGTTTTCCCCTGGGAGACCCTGAGGAAGTCGCCGTCGATGTCAGGCGCGCGGGCGATCAGCACGTCGCTCGGCCGCTGGGCCGTCAGGTACGCCAAGTCCATCGCGTCACGCAGTTCGATGCACGCCTGGGCGTACACAGCATTCCAGACCTCGTCCCGGGCGTAGAAGTCGCGAGGCGTTTCCTTGTTCTTCCTGACGCCCTTGCAGGGGTTCTCCATGGTGGTGATGCCCCATTCCCTGGCGATGTTGTAGATGTGCGAGAGCAGGGCTATCTCCCGGTTCGCCCTCACCTTGGCGGTCCGCCTGTCGCGATACTGGGCGATGGCCTGGGGTGTCACCGACTCGATAGGGGCTTGGGCGAAACTCTGCCGGAGCTTCTTGAGGCAGAGCAGGTTGTCGCGTTGAGTGCGAGGCGCCTTGGTCGGGATGATTTCGCGCTCGTAGCGATCGAAGACGTCGCCGAGGAGCTTCGACGACTTCGGCAGCGTGGTGCGCTCGAGCCTGGCCCATTCTGCTTTAGCTTCGTCGAGATCCCTGCCGAGTGGGATTTCCTTCTGGCCGCCGTCCGGCAGTGTCTGGTTGTAGTAGTACGCAACCCAGACCTTGCCGGATTTCAACTTGCGGACGCGCCGGATCATCCGTGGGGGCAGGTCCCTGTTGGCGGGTTGCTTGGGGCGCATGGTCAGTCCACCGTCGAAAGGTCCAGAGTCCAGGGCTCAGCTACTGCGGCGGCGCCGCTCGGCTTTACGCCTGCGAGTTTCAGTCGCGCATAGACGCGGCCAACAATCGGGCGGCGCGCGGCGTTCAGTTCGTACCTCCAGCCATGGTCGGCCAGCCAGCGAATCTGTTTCCTGGCGGACGGGGCGCCGATCATGGCGGTCAGCTCCTCGGGCGAGAGGAACTCAGATTGGGTTTCCATAGGCGATACCTCATCGCGCCAGCGGGCGGCCGGCGATGGTGGAATGGGGATGCATACCCTGGTGGTGCCGCAGGAGCGAGCCGGGCCTTATCAAGGGCGAGGCTCAGCAGCCATGCGGCTTTCACCGTAGGAGCGGGGTGGTGCTGAAGGAGTTAGCGCTGGAGCGGTGCGCGCGGTCGCGCGGTTTTGGTGGCTGCCACTCGAGCAGCGGCCGGTGCTGGCGAGGCAGCTTTTCGGCGGGACGGCCTGGCCTTCGGGCTGTCGCGCCAGGTACGCAGGCGCTGGCGCTGGGTCATGCCGGCAGTGCCCCTGATGAAGATGCTGCCCAGCACCTCTCGCTTGCTGGTGCCGCTGGCCATGATCGGCTGGCACCCATCGCGAAACTGGCCATGGCGGACCAGCACATAGACGTGAGTGCCGCGCTTCTCGGCGATGAGTTTGTCGACTGCGAGCCGTAGCGCGTCAGTCCAGCTGTCGCACTTGTCGGTCGGCTTCAGCCGGCGAACGTAGAGGATGCCCTGGCGGTACTTACTCATCGCGACCTCCTTGCGCCGGAGCGGCAGCACGGTCCAGGCGTTCGATCTCGGCCAGGATCAGTGCGGCGGCGCGCACCAGGTTCTCGCGCGCCGACTTGGGCTTCCACCACTCCCTATCCCAGGGCCAGAACAGTGCCGAGCCATTCCGAATGCCGTCCGGCCAGTCCGTGCCAATGCCGCTGGCATGGAGCGCGTAACAGCTGGCCGCCCGGGCGATCTGTCCCTGGGTGGCCATGTCGTCGTGGCCTGCGTCGAAGCCTTTGGATTCAACCTGCCGGCGGCGCTCGGCTACCACGTCGCGCCAGGCGGCGATGTCCGGCTCGTACTTGGCCAGCTCCAACTCCAGCTTATCGATGCGGGCGCAGCTGAGGAGATGGAAGTCCACCAGTTCACTGATTGCCTGCTGCTTGCTCTTACGCTCGAAGCGCAAGATCAGGCTGCGGCGGTCACCACCGCTCACCACTTCGAAGACAGCCATCACTCACCTCCTTTGGCCGGCAGATGGTTTACCGATCCGGCCGTTTGCTCACCCTGGGTGAGTGTTTGATGCTGTTCGGTGAACTGGGCTCCGGGCTGAGGCGCAGCGGGGAGCAGGTCGGCCGCGAGCAGGAACAGCACCGACTCGGCGATACCGCTGGCGCCTTCGCGCGCGGCTGCGTAGCCGGCGCCGCTCGGCAGTTGCTGGACCACGATGCGATCGCTGGTTCGCTCGATGCGCCAGCCGGCCGGAATCCGCCCAGCCCGGGCGACCAGCGCTCCGTTGTGCTCGCGCTCCTGCTCGGCGAGGTACTTCCAGTGCTCGGCCGCCGGCCAGGGCGAGGCGACCACCACAGCGCTGACGGAGATTCCTTCTGGCATCGGTAGGGCATTCAGCTCGGCGGCGTGCTTCTCTGCATCTTCCCGGCTGAATGCGGCATACAGGTCGTCCGGGCCTTTGGCATGGACAGCCCACAGATCCCCCTGCGCGCTCTCTTCCTGCCGCTTCACTGCCCCGGCTATCTCTTCGCACGCATCGGCCCAGGCATCCCCTTCCATGTTCTCCAGCCAGTCGCAGGCGTTCTTCTCTTGTTCCTTGCTCATGGTTTAGTCCTCGGCGGGGTAGAGGCGGATGCCGCGCTCGCCCTGCTGGGCGACGATGGCGGCCTGGATCAGCTGGCGCCCGAGCTGCAGCGCCTGCTCGGGGTCGAGTTCGGCGCCGAGGCGGGGGAGGCCTTCGACGACCATGAAGGGTTTGCCGTCTCGCCCGTGGCGGTGCTCGACGGTCAGTTGGATGGGTTGCATGGTGCGGGCTCCCTTGCCGGCGGGGTGCAGCGCAGGCAGTCGCATTCGTTGGTGGGGCGGCCGGTGCCGCGGCAGTAGGTCGGGCGGGTCATGGCTGCCCGCCAATCGACAGCGCATGAGCCAGGTGCCGCGCGTATGTGGAGACGGCGCGCCAGTACGCTGCCATGGGGCCTTTCCGGCGTTGCCAGGCCAGTTCGGCCTCGGTATTAGCCTGATCGCGAAGCTCGCGCATTACTGCCTCGATGCGGGCCTTGTCCTCCGGCGGAAGGCTCAGCAGAGCCTGGCCGGCTGGCAGCCGCAAAAGCGGGTTGATGTAGCCCATCAGGCGGCACTCCTTGCGGGTTCGGTGATATGGCTGGCGGTGAACACCTGCATGCCCAGCTCGCTGGCGACGTGGTACTCAAGGCGGGCGCCCTTGGACTTGTCCCAGCCAGGCAGCATGGCGATGGCCTCGCAGGTGATCAGCTTCTGAAGGTCCAGGCGCAGGTAGTCGGCCCACTCGTAGCCGTCGATCACGCCGTGGTCGGCCGGGTTCTCGACGTGGTAGCCGAGCTGGCGCAGGCGCGCGGCCTCGGCGTTGAACGCTGGGTAGTTGAGGGCGGGCAGGCCGGTCACTGGGCCGGCCAGGTAGATACGCTGGCTCATGCGGACTCTCCCGGCGCCGCCGGCAGCGGCATCCAGTGCGTCACCTCGTCGCCTTCGGTGTCGATCAGGGGGGAATACAAGCCGTCGTAGTCGGCGCTTTCCTTGACGTCATGCCAGCCGGTAGCCAGGAACATGCCTTCGTCGTCGGCATCTGGGTTCCACTCGCTGTGCAGCGGGTACTGGTTCAGGAAGCGGGCGGCGAAGACGTAGCTCTTGCCGTTGCTCGCCCTGCGGACACAAACGATGACCTCTTCTTCCTCGCCTTCCTTCACGTCAGGGAGGCGGTCGGCAACTGCAATCCAGGCCGGGCCATCCTTCTGGCCCCGGGCGCGGCCCATCGCGTAGGCCTCGTCCTGGAACATCAGCAGGCTGTCACTGGTGCGTCCGGCCAGGACATCCAGGTAGCGGGTGTGCAGGGCTTCGATTGCGGTCTGGTCGGCGGGGTGGTTGTTCGCGGGCATGACGATTCCTCGGCGCCTGGCTGGCGCGGTTTGCATTGCGGGAGTAGGTTGGAAAGCTCTAGATCTCCGAGAAGGAGGGCTTCCTGTGAAATGCCAATCAGAGTCGTGCGGCAAGGAATTCACTGCCGCCGAAGGTAAGCTTCGAGATGACGGCGACCGCGGCCAGGTTGTGGATTGCCCGCATTGTGGCGCGAGGCATATTGAGTGCGGTCGAACTCAGGTTCCTGGCGGCCCTGTGATCATTCAGTTCCGACTGGATCCGGACGGTGTTGGCTACGACCACGGCAATGGTTGAGCTGCGCAGTCCCTTGTCCGTAGTGGCGAAATGGCATGGAGTGGGGTAGGTTGCAGTGCTGACACTGCTACGACACATTGAGGTGCGCAGGAATGGCTGTTAGTTACATTGCTGATAGTACGGATGGAGCGATATATAAAGTCTTGTGCGAAGTCTGCAAGATTCCGCAGAAACATATAGTTCTTAAGTCACTTAGAAGAAAAAATGATGTCGACGAATTCACGTCAATTACTGAGTACGAAATAGTACAGTGCCAGAATTGTGACTCTCTCTCATTCAGGAAGGAATACTCTAATAGCGAAAACTACTACCAAGATGAGGAGACAGGGGAATATGAGACGCTTCTAGATGTTGATATATTTCCAAGTCGAACTGCCGGTAGATTCAAGATTGAGAGGGCTCACTTTCTCCCGCTTGAGGTTCGCGCAGCTTACGATGAGTTGATTTTGGCAATGAATGGTGGCCAAAACATGCTTGCAGGGCTTGGCGTAAGGGTTCTTATAGAAATGATCTGCCGAGATAAGAAGGCGGCCGGAGATAATCTATATAAAAAACTGGATGCCCTCCGGGTCAATGGGGAGATAACTGTTTCTGATCTGGAGATTCTCCATAAAATAAGGGCAATGGGGAACTATGCTGCCCATGAAGCCAAGGCCAGTACTTCGGCGCAGTTAACACTTGCCATGAATGTTGTAGAGAATCTTCTTAAGAGTGTCTACATACATCCGAAACTGGCGGCGACTGCCTTCAAGGAATAGTTTTAGAGCGTCCGGCACGGAGCCGGACCAAGGAGGTGTTATGGAGTGCTTTATCTGCGACAACGAGGTTGGGAACGCTGGGCCGCGTGAAGGCGATTGGATTTTGGTGCGCTGCGATTGGTGTACTCCTTATCGGGTATCCGGCTCTCTGGCGGCAGAGTTACAGATCGCAGGCCAGAGACTGGAACCGAAGGAAAGCAGGGCCTGGATTGAAGAGCGGCGGAAGGAGGGGGAGGCTGAACCTATGTTCACCACTTACTTCCAGGGGCGTAGGGACTACCCCTGAACTGCTGCAATAGCCTCTGCCCTATCCATCGCACCAGGGGGACAGCCTTGCTGTTCCCGATGGCCTTGTAGCGCGGTCCGTCGGGGCATTCCTCGGCGGACTTCCCGCGCCAGGGAATCAGCGTGTAGTTGTCCGGGAAGCCCTGCAGTCGCTCACACTCGCGCGGTGTAAGTCGGCGAACGGCGCTGCCGATCTGAACTGAAGGCATGCCTTGGCCGCATTTTCCGCCGCCGCAACTCAGGGATCCAGATACTGCGCCGTCGCCATCCTCATAGCGGACCTCCGCTCGGGAGTTCTCGGCAAAGGCGGCCACTATCAAGTGCCCATGGCCGTGATTTGCATCCTGACCGCTGCAGCCCTGTAGCCTCCCGAAGCTGGCGTCTAGAGTTGGCGCGACGCAGAAAGTCTCGCTCTCCATGTCCAGGCGTGTGTCCTTGGCTGTTAGCGTGGCTGCTTGGCTGACAGAGCCATGCAGGCTGTGACCACCATAGGCTGGTACGCCGGCCAGTACTTCGACTGCAGGGCCTTCGTCGCCCTCACAGTTCGGACAACCCCAATGGCCCAGCGTCAGGCTGAAGAGGTACCCGCATCCGCACTGCAGCGAAGGGCCGAAAGGAGCGTGTCCGGCAAGGTCTTGCCCCTCGCCTCGGCGCGGCGGATGATCCCGGCGCAGGCCTTCGCGCTCAAAAAGTACCGCGGCGGGATCGAACCCTGCTCGAGCACTTGCGACAACGAACACACGCTTGCGTCGTTGGGCCAGTCCGAAATATTGGGCATCCAGAACCCGCCATGCGGCTGCTCGGCGGGGTCCATACACACAACCAGCGTTCGTCCATCGGGGCCCTGACGGCTCCAGCGCTTCGGATTCGCCCACCAGGGCTGCGAGGAAGTTGCCGAACGCGTTGCCTTTGTCGGACAGGACGCCTGGGACGTTTTCCCAGACGACGACGCACTCGTCTCCGTCTGGTCGAACATGGTCAATTGCATCTGCGAGCTCCACGAATTTCATTGTCAGGGCGCCGCGCTCGCCGGCCAGTCCGGCGCGCATGCCGGCTACGGAGAAGTCTTGGCACGGCGTGCCGCCCACCAGGATCAGCGGTGCGGCGATGATTCCCAGCAGCACCTCGCGGGCGAGCTTGGTCATGTCGCCCAGGTTGGGCACCGCCGGCCAGCGGTGGGCCAGTACCGCGGATGGGAATGGCTCGATCTCGGCGAACCAACTGGCGCGGAAACCCAGCATATGCCAGGCCACGCTTGCGGCCTCGATGCCGCTGCAGACCGAGCCGTAGCTGATGTGCCAGTTCATGCCGGCTCCTTGTGGTCCAGAAGGACATCCATCTGCGCGGCGCCCTCCAGCCAGGCAGCAGCCAGGCGGGTGCGAGCGATCGCGGCATATTCGGGGTTGAGTTCGAGGAGCACCGAGCGGCGCCCCTCCTGCATGGCGACAAGGCCGGTGGTGCCGGCGCCGCCGAATGGGTCGAGGATCAGGCCGTCGCGCGGCGCGCCGGCGAGAACGCACGGGCGGATCAGGTCGGGCGGGAAGGTGGCGAAGTGCGCACCGCGGAAGCCGCCGGTTGGCACCGACCAGACGCTGCGCTTGTTCCGCGTGGCGCTGTAGTCGATGTCGGGGCGGTCAGGCCGGTGCTGCGCCTTCTGGCCGTGGGTTCCGGCGGTGCTCTTGGTCTCCCGGGCGAAGCTGTAGCGCCTGCTCCGGCTGCCGCCCACGGCCTTCATGGCGCCGTTGTCCTTGCCTGGCGTGGCAGATCCTTGCTGCTGCTCCCAGGTAGGCTGGGCCAAGCGCGCGGCAGTTGCTGGCGCCAGGGGTTCGGCAATCGCCTCCCGGTCGAAGTAGTAGCGCGGCGACTTCGCCAGCAGGAACAGGTACTCGTGCGACTTCGTGCAGCGGTCGCGCACGCTCTCAGGCATGGGGTTCGGCTTGTGCCAGATGATGTCCTGGCGTAGATACCAGCCGTCGTCTTGCAAGGCGAAAGCGAGGCGCCAAGGTATGCCCATCAGGTCTTTCTGCTTCAGGCCTTCCGCCGGGTTTCGGCGGTGGCCGCGCCGCACCGCGCCGCGCGTGTTTCGCGAAACGATGTCGTGCTTGCCTGCCGAACCTTCCGGCGCGTACCCGCCGGCGATGGAGGCATAGCTATCGCCCATGTTCACCCAGACCGTGCCGTCCTTGCGGAGTACTCGGCGCACCTCGCGGAACACTTCGACCAGTTTGGCTAGGAATTCCGCCGGAGTTTCTTCCAGGCCTATCTGTCCGTCGACGCCGTAGTCGCGCAGGCCGAAGTAGGGCGGGCTGGTGATGCAGCAGTGCACCGATTCGTCGGGCATCGCCCGGAGCAGTTCCAGGCAGTTGCCGACCAGTATCTGGTGGGCTGGCGTCATGGTTTCTCCAGGGCAAGCGCCACCGTGCCGCCGGCGAAGCCGCGGCGTGCAGCGCGGGAGGGGTTACAGGAGGACGATGCTGCGGGCGACCTTGGCGTCGCGCCGGATGTGGCCCTTGCTTTCCAGGGCGTCGAGGCGTTGCTGCATGGCGAAGGGGCGGACGCCGGCCTTGGCGGCCAGCTCGGCTACGGTGGGCGCGTAGCCTTTCTCCGCCCAGAACGCTCGGATGTGCCCGAGCGTTTCGTCCTGCATCGGGGAGGGCTGCCGCTTCACGACGGCAGCCCGGCCGGCACGCCCAGGCGCTGCTCGACGGCGGCCAGGCGTTCGTTGAGCTGGCCGAGCAGGTCCGGCGCGCCGGCATCGCGCGCCAGCTTTTCCTCGATCGCCAGGACGACGAAGGTATTCATGCTGGTGTGCGCGGCGCGGCTCTTTTCTTCGACCTGGCCGCGCACGCCCTCGGGCATGCGGACCACGAACTTGTCGGCGGTGCGGGAGTTTCCGTTACGCATGGGCGGCCTCCTTGGGCTTGGTTGCGTTTTCTTTCCGGTCGCGGGCGGCGAAGTAGACGCTGGAGAGGATTTCCTCGGCGCCTTCGATCCACCCATAGGAGGGTTGGTGGTTGGCGGTCTTGGCCAGGTGCTCGTGCTCGTTGATCGGGAAGCCGAGGTTGAAGTAGGCGGCGCCGCCGACCTCGAACATGACGCCGCCGCTCAGCAGCAGGTTGCCGGTGTTGATGCCGAGCTGCTGCCAGGTGCTGTGGCTGCTGATCCGTTTCGGGCAGTGCTCCTGCCACAGCTCGACCAGGCGCGCGTGCTCCTTGCGGATCGCCGCGCGCTCGGCCTTGCTGACCCCCTTGGGTGGCTGGCCGGCGGTGCGCAGGTTGCGGAAGCCGTAGTTGTCCTGTTGGCGCCAGTGCACATCGAGGTCGGGCGCCGGGGGCAGCTTCAGGCCGCCGATGTACTGGGAGTCGATGCCGCGCATCGTCGAGGCCTGGCCACCGAAGGCCTCGCCGAGCTGCTTGCGCTGGGCCTCGAACACATCGCGCTGCAGATACCAGGCGCGCACCAGGGCGACGATGCGCGGGGTGGTGGAGCGGTAGTAGAAGCTATCCATGGGCCAGCACCTCGCGCGAGCCATCGTTTTTCATGGGGCCGACGATGTCGAGCAGTTCCATGTCCTCAATGAGGCGGGCCGCGCGGTTGTAGCCGATCTTCAGTTTGCGCTGCACGGCGGAAATGGATGCTCGCCGGGTTTCGCGGACGAAGCGGATAGCCTCGTCCAACAACTGGTCGCTGCCGGCCTGGTCGGTAGCCGCTGACACGCCGTGTTGGTGTGCAGCTTCGGCGCTCGGTGCCGCCTTGCGGAGCTGGTTCTTGAGTTGGTCGGGCAGGCCGTGGATCAGTAGCGTGTCGCGGCTCTGGTCGAACTCCACCTTGCTACCCAGCAGGTGCGCCTCGAAGCTGATCGACAGGCCTTCGGCGCGGCCAGTGAAGCGGCGGAACTGGTTGAGGGTTCGCTTGTCTGCCGGGATTTCCGGCGCCAAGCCGTAGTCCTTGTTGCGGATGAAGTCGTAGAAGGCGCGCAGCGCCTGGTCGTCCATCAGCTCCGAGAGCGCGTCGAGGGTGATCGGCTCGCCGTGCTTGGCCTGGGCGACCGCGTAGTTCACCAGGGTGTCGGTCTTCTCGCGCGCCTGGTCTTCCGGCAGGTCCTCGGCTTCGACGAAGTCGCTGAAGGCCTTGAGCAGTGTCCGGGTCTCGCTGGGCGCATCGGCGGCTTCCTGGCAGCCGATGAAGTCGCGGAAGTAGTCCGCGCGCTTGCGCCCGCCCTTGGCGCGGAGGAACGAAACGTACTGGCGAGAGGCCTTGTTGTTGCGCCACTCCGACAGATTGATGCGGGCCGCGAAGTTGAGTTGACCCAGGTCGAGGCGGCGCGTGGTGACCACCTCCAGGCTGTCGTTGACGGTGATGCTCTCGCTCTGCTGCAGCAGCGCCACCACCAGGTAGTCGGTCATGCCCTGCTGGTAGTGGGTGAGCAACAGGTGGCCGCCGGTGCTGAGGTTGGATTCTTCGAGCAGCGCCTTCAGGTGCTCAGCGGCCAACTGGCTGAAGGTGAGGAAGTCCTTGCCGCCGTCCAGGTACTCGCTGAGCCAGCCGCGGAACGGGTAGGCGCCGGACTCTTCCTGGAAAATGCCCCAGGCCTTGCCCGGCTTGGCGTTGTAGCTCTCGTTGAAGTCGGCCAGCAGATTGTCGCTGGCGTCAGTGGCGGGCAACTCGGCGCTGCGTGCATGCAGGACAGCGGGGTTGCCGTCGGGCTTTTTGTCGATCAGGTGGATGATGCTGTGGCGGATGGGCATCGTTTTCTCCTTGGTGCGCCGGTCAGATGCCGGCGGGCGCTTCTTCGCCGCCCAGGGCCTCGAAAAGCGCGGGCAGGAACTGGCGGAAGGTGAGCATCATCAGGACGAAGCTGGCGTCGCGCTGGCCCGCGGCGTCGTCGCCGCCGTCCTTCTCGGCCTGCTCCTGCAGCAGGTTCTCGAAGCGCAGGCGCTTGATCGCCAGCTTGTCGTCGATGACGAAGCTGAGCTTGTCCGACCAGGCCAGCGAGGCCTGGGTGACCAGCTTCCCGGCGGTCAGGTGCAACTGCATTTCCTCGCTGGTCATGTCCTGGCGGGTGGCCACGACCTTGCCGCCGTCCTCGTGGGTATCGGCGAGCACCGCGCTGTCCAGCACGTGGAAGTCGCTGTCGGCGGCCTGGTTCTTCATCCAGTCGGTGAGGGTGGCGCTGGGCGCGACCTTCACGCTGAGCGGGCGCACCGGCAGCGAGCCCAGGGCTTCGCGCAGGGTGGACAGCAGGTCCTCGGCCTTCTTTGCGCTGTTGGTGTCGATCAGCACCAGGCCTTGCTCAAGGTCCAGCGCAGCGAACGTGCTGGATTTGCGAATGAAAGCCCGCGGCAGCAAGGCCTGCACGATTTCGTCCTTGAGCTGGTCGCGCTCCTTCTTGAACACCTTGCGCATCTGGTCGGTTTCGATTTGCTCGACCTTCTCGGCCAGTTCGTCGCGCACCACGCTGCCGGGCAGCAGGCGCTCCTGCTTTCGGGTGGAGAT